AATCAGATTTTTTACTATAAAGCAGTTAAGGTCGTTCTTTTATTTCATGTTAAAAAGGAGAATCACACTCCTACCTAAAAAGATCATTATAGTTGTTTGTTTATTCTCTCATATCCTTTGCCCGTTTCCAGGCACTAAAAGTGGGAGTCGATGTAAAATCTCTTATAATTCTTTCGAACCGCTACAGGATGCCTAAAAGGCCACAATAAGCGTAAAGAGCTTAGTTCATCATTTAGTCCACAAAAATGGACGTCTACAGTAACATTGATCCAACAAGTCCCCCAACAGCTTTCGCCATTGGGGCCATGGAGGTCAACATAGCAGCACCATCTTGAATCATTTTGTAAATTCCCGAAGGACCAGTCTCTTGTAAAATCAACTGATTTTCGGTCTTCATTACATTTTGAACCATTTCAAAGCCCCTCATATCCGTTTCCGAATAAGTGGCGCCTCGAATAAGTGAGCCCGCAGCTTCAAAAATACTAACACATTCAAATTCAAAAAGAGCTTGATTACCAGGGGGAGCCCGAATGAGCATGCCCATATAGTGGTAATCTGCTCCAAGAGCAGTTGTTTGTGATTCAGTTTGAAGCGCAAGTTCAGCTTGATGTACGGGAGTATACACTAAGGTGACCCAATCTCGTGTTACAGGAACGCGAAAATAGCCATCATAGTTGGCGATGTTATTAGGACCATCGCCTTGTAAAGGCCCGTGATTAGGTTCTTCAATGCAGTGAATAATTCCACCACGATTCAATTCAGTTCCAGCATATCTAATACGCATACCTCCTCCAACCACTCTGTAAGCCATAGGGGCAGCAATAGCCGCATCTCCTTGAGCCCACGGGGTGTTAAAGCTTGGCCCCTGAACACCCGAAGGCGCGGGGCTATTAGTATCCACATCAGGAAAAACTGGTTGTGATGTTGTGCCATCAGAGAGAAAAACAGGAGAACCAATGGTTCCAACGCTAGGGTCATAATCGTTTGCAATACGCCGGGGTGTCATCATAATGAATCCAGTCCCGTCAGTTGCAAACGTAGCAAACGTTCCTCGCACAAAGACAATTAACCTATAAGTTTTAATCGTAGGAAAATTAGGTATGCAAGGAAGTTTATCTGACGTGGCGTTGATGCCAACCATACGGTTCGAGGAAGCCAACGACGCATCTAGGAATGAAAAGGGATTGACCACGCCAACAGCATAAAGCCTGGCGCATTCAGACATTCCGTTCCGATATATGGGTCGTGGAGCTCGAACTCCAGGTGCTATCTGTCTAATATCTTGGGACCTATTGGGCCCCATTTCTATTGTTTTTCTCTGACTTTGTTTCTGTTTTTTCTTAGTTGCGGCGGGGGCACTCGACCTTTGATAGTCAAGCCATCGAGCGGTTCGCTGAGCTTGAGTTAACCCAAGCTTATCGAACTTAGCTTTATGTTCCATGTTCCACTGCTTCCGAGAAAGCGACGATTGTCCATTTCCATAGGGATTAAAACCACCTTCTTTAAAATCACACGCTAGACGAGCGGCCGATTCAGCATCGTCACAAAAGACATACTGAGTCAGTCCGGGGTAGTGTTCTAGCATGGGAAAATCATTCTCCACCATTTCTCTGAGAAAACTCGCAAGACGTTTCCAGCTCAAGTTTGCCATCTTCCGCTCATAGACCAAACTGGTCCACAATTGGTTAAATGCCACGCTTTCCGCTAGAGACTTCGTGCTGCCATGTCCCTGAAATTCCCTCTCACCATCGTGACTGTCAAATTTTATTACGACATTCCACTGTGGGGCATGGGGGGTTCCAGAAGAAAAAGCGAGAGGACCCTTCAGCCTGGCAGCTAACTGCTTGGCCGCTAAGTACTCATAGCACGCGCCTTTAAAGTTTCCTCCCCTCGCAGTCCCACAGCCAGGAACACCATCATCGATCAAGTCGAGAGGGGGTTTAGACCATGGGGTTAAAGGGTCAGAAATAATGTTGTTTGGTTGGGTCGGTGATTTACCGCGTTCATAACATTTTGGTAGAATAGCTTGCATTGCTTGCAAAATCTTTTTTGGTCCATCCACCTCCACACGAGAAAAAAGGGCATAAAGCTCAAACTCGTGACCAGAAGATTCGAGACCCGTGTAAAAAGCAGTCATTTGATCAAAAGTGGGTGCTCCTCGCTTCAAAAAAGCTTGGATCGCCGGATTTCTCCGCGCCACTTGAACATATGATTCCTCTCCACACAGTATTCTCTTAAGCAAGTCAACGTAAAAATCACGGAGGGTGGGCCATATGGGATGATAAAAAGATAGTAACATTATCGAATAAAACCGGGACACGTACTTCTCCAACGAGGTACGATCTATGTCATATGTCAATGTTGTCATTAAATTGTTATGTTTCCACATGGGCCCCCACACACCTTCACCTAAATCTGTAAATTGGAACCCTAAGAAAGTCATGGATTCGACAGGATAATCCTTGCCGCCCCCAAATTCCTTTAGTTCCAACCCAAAATGCGAAAAATATTCCTCCATATGGGAGCGGTCCGTTACAAACTCAAACTCCTCATCAACAGCACCTGCGTGGTCATCTCCATAGAGATTCAACACCTGTTCTTTGACGAGGTCTTTTGTCGGTAATATACCATATTTGTCGCAATGTGCACAGATTAGTGCATATGTGTGGTCCTCCATTCCTACTTCAATATTATTCGCTGTTGTCATCCCACTCCCCGAGTTATTCCCAGCCATTTTTTCCACGACGTCTCGATTTGACATGATGATCTTAGAAGTGACAGTATTAGCATAAAGCCAAGCCATCCTTTCTTCAGAAAAATCGCCCTTCAAAAAGCGGTTGCGCCTGTTCATAACGTTCCCGAGCCAGACTTTCCGGTCGTAGCCCTTCACGTCAATCCAATAGCGCCACCTCTTCGAGAGGAGCCCATGTGCCATTTCGTTAACACCGCCGCAAAATGGGTTAAAGCCATAGCGGCTCCACCAAGCGTTTTTAAGATTCTCATTTCCGGTATGGTAGTATCTCAACTGCCAATACAAAAGCTGAAGAGGGGGAATTATAAAAGTCCTGATCTTCTGCTCACCAACGATAACTTCAAGGGTCTCTCGCTCCCGCTTGGGAGTAATAGTCCAAAAACATTCGGGGAAGCCGTTTAAAACTTCAAGAAAATTCGGGTCGTCTAACAACTCTTTACGCGTTTTGTATCCGAAATATCTCCATGGATAACCCGGCCCCTTCATCTGCAAGATGAGTTGGACGGTTTCTTCATGGGAAAGAGGTTCTGATGTAAGATAAGGTTCAAGAACTTCATCAACTATCTCCAGAGCTAATTTATATTCGGCTCTCCTAACCTTAAACACGTGGGGAACATCGAGTTTCATCTCAGATAATTCCACACGTTTACGGTCAGGATTGTTCGCATATATTGGCCCGGAAATATCATAAATCTGTTTCCATATTTCAGGTGATATTCGCTTAAGAATCGTGGGGTGACGAGTTGGAGTGCTAGTTGCGGGGACATTAGACACTCCTTTAGCCCGTCCACAGTATTTTAGGTGTTTATAGATCCGCTGTGGGGTAGCTTGTAGGTCTATAACGCCCGTGAGGGACGCGAGGCAAGCGGGCTTCATTGCTTCGCGCTGGCTTTTAAATCAAACACATCTCCAAAATTGCACGTTTTCCCCTTCGCACCTGAGTGTAAAGCGATTACGTGGTTGCTACCATCTACATAAGGGCTACCACACTGAAAGTTATATGTCGTGCATAAATGCTCGATACATTCCTTATTCTTATGACACTGGCCTGAGACAATTACTGGCTCAAGAGTTCCAGGTTCATAGGAAAACATGGTCATCCCCATTTCATCATCCGTAGTAACTTCCCGCATGGGCCCTAAGGCCTTAACGTTGGGGATTCCAATACGAGATGAATCTATGCAAATAGTATCAACTCCAATTTTGGTCCATTCCTTAACAGGGGGCAGTGCGAATTCCTTTTCCTGAATCATCACATATGCGTCGGCATTCAATGAATGCTTTTTCATAGCAAAGACACATTCTTTCTTTCCATCAACGACACGCGACGTCTTGGTCATACAAGACCAAAATTTGGTTTTCGCGTCACCGTTTTTGGAAAAAATCGGAACAACACCCCTGTGGAACGGAGAAGTTGCGTTTCGTTGAGGTATCAAACTGAGAGCTTCACTAGTACTTTTTTCCTTACGGGCCTTTTTAGCTTCCTGAGCTTCTTGCAATTGTCTTTCAACTTTTGCCTTCGACTTAATCTGCTGCTGTTCCCATATTTCACTCAAAGTTTCCTGTTCTTCTCTCGTTAATTTTGCTTTATCAGGCGTTAAGAGCGTGGTTTTGGGGTTGGCCTTTCGGGAAACCTTTTGTTCGCGTCCTTGTCGTTTCTTACTAGCAAATCGTATCTCAACCGCCTCCATCTGTGGTGCATCCATTTTAGCCATCGTTGCTCCAATCGCATTAACCGCTGTCTGAATTTGGGCAGGCCCTGTTTCACTAATAGTGGGTACACACTCAGCAAAATGAGTGCAATGATGCCCGCCACAAGTAGAATTACAAGGGACTTTCCAATCAGTAGCGATAGTGCCATTCAGAACGCGAGGACAATCTTTGACATGTATGCACCCCTTGACGGGGGATTCATCAGCTTCACGTTGCTTATTCTTCCCTTTGCCTTTACGTCCCACCTTGAACGCCCCATCATAATCACCATTGTAGAGTTTTTCCACTTCCACATCTATCCTTTCAATCGCTCCCTTTAAAGAGGCGACGTCAAGGCCTGCAATGTGAGCTTGGAATTCACTACCATGAGAAACAACATCTTGATAATAATCCTCCGCGTCTTGCAATGCAAGTCGAAGAGCACCACGACGAGATGTGATGCGGTTCCAATGTTCCTTTGTCTCCTCACTATCAAATTCTAACTTTTCACGTTTGTCTTGGGCGTTCTTTATATTCTGGCCTTTTGTTTTAGCCTCCTTGCGCTTTTTCGGCACCTGGGGACGAACCTCGCCACTTTTAAAGAAATCATATCCATTCCAAACAATCGCTGATATAACTAAAAGTATAAGGAGAGTAGGGACATAGCTCGACATAGCTTCGGCAGAAAAATATTTCTGCTTAACTATCTTCAAACTATGGGTCATAAGGTCAATGTTCGTTGGACTGAGCTTACAGTCACCGGAGCACGAGTAGATCTTGAGGGCGTCGTTAGGGGTTAAAGCTACGACTCTTTCATGTTCATCGCCTATGGCAATACAGAAGATACTGAGATTAGCCATGGGTGAGGTATTTTCTACTTTTACTTTGGGACGGTTTACTAAATCCCCATGATAAACCATAAGAATAGTTAAGATTTCTTCAACACTGAGCTCATCTTTCTCTTTCCCCTTTTCGGAGTTAAAGCCAGAATTAAATTTAATATCATACCCAAATTGAGTTTGATATAAATCTATCTCTTGTTGAACATAGTCTTTGTTAGCCTTAAAAAATTTATCAAGGGCATGTGTATACTGGGAAACTTGAGTTGCCGACATTAAACCTTTAGCAGCGCTTAGAAATCTGGTCATAGACCTAACTTCTTCAGCCTGGTATGGTACAAAAAACGGTTTCTCAGAGAAAGCCAACATACGTGCTAGCAATACATCAAAATCAAAATTGTGCTCATCGCTTTGCAACAAACTGGCAATCTTATCGAAAGTTAAAAACTCCCGAGTAAGACGAACCATGGATGGTGCAACTCTTAACTGTTTCGCAAAAAGCTTAGTCTTGTCTTCGTCGAGATCTTCAACTCCTCGCAGAGTGACCTCTTCTAGATAGGAAATAGCCGCTTGTTTTTTCACAGAAATGGGCGCTATAATGGTCGGGTCGTTGTGAACCATCATCAATATTTCCTTGAAGGTTAACTTCTTGGTAACATTTTTTATAGCTGGTTCATCAGCGATCATGTATTTCCAGAACCTGTCTGCTTGCATCATTGATCCCATGAACTTGTCACTCGCTTTAACCGCTTTTGACGGAAAAGTGACACTCCAAAGACCATAAACACCTGCTGACAGAGCAACGAACGAGGAAAAATAAGTCCTAAAACTCCCAGCGCTAGCCTGAAGGGTGATCGTCTCGCGTCTACATAAAAAAGCCGAAGCAATTAAAGCACACACGAGACCCAGGGGCAAACCAACAGCAAGAAGCCAATTTTTGAGTGGGCCCACTACTGGGTCCTGCTCATCTATCTTCTTACTCTTGGCATGATGACGCGAGGCGAATTGGGGGGGGACATCAACGACGTGATCAGGTCGTATGACACTAACAGCACAATCCAATTTATAGGTTAGAGCTTCAACGGCCTTTTGAGCCGCTGTACGTTCAAAGGATATCTTCAAATCAAAATACTTTACAAAATGTCCCACAAGGGGAATAATGCCAAAAGCAAAGAAAAGAAAAACAGCCCCTATATACTGAAAAGCCATTAGATTTGTTTGACGTAAAGACACAAAAATTGATGCAGCGCCTATCACGGCGCAGACCACTATCATGTTAAACATCGATTGGTGCACATTAGCTAGAAACGACGCGTCACCGTTGTCTCGCACTATAGGTGCAGTTCGTGTTGTGGAGTTCTTGGCTCCACGCGTTAACGTCTTTA